CATCCGCACCACTTGGAGCAATAGGAACTTCTATATCAAGAACTTCAGGAACAAACTCAAATACCGCCATTGCCATAAGTGCAAGAAACGGTGACAATACCACAAGAGCAATATCATTTTTTACCAGCGGCTCAACCTTAATGCACGGAAAATATGTTGCAGGTGCAGGTGCTAACACATTTACCAGTCAAAGTACCACAGCACTATCAACAGGTGCTACCGTAGGCACTGGAAACTTTATGGGTGCCGCAGGCTTTACTACCAATGACGCCACAGGGCGTTGGATGGTTGGCGGTGCCAACGGCACAAGTTATAAAGTATCAGGCGGAACTACCACTGACTTTACATCAGCAACTGCCGGCACAACCGTCTGGAATCAAAACACAGCATTGACTTCAACAACCTTAAACGGCGGTGGATTGGCAATGGCTTGGGATGATTTTGCCAACAGCAAGTTTGTTGGTGTAGCAATGGTATTAGATGGAACAACTATCAAAGCCCGTGCTATTCGTTGGAGCGACGGCACAATGGGCACTGAAAATAGTTCAGTGGCTACCGGTGCTTTCCAAGCAAGAATTACCAAAGTAAATAGTGTAAGCAGTGGCTTTGGTATGGTTATGATTACATACCTAAAGTCTGCATCAGGAAATACTATATTTGGAAGATTAGTTTCTGTGGATAGTAGCACATTAGCCCTTACCGTTGGTGCTGAATTTACCTTAAGTGTTAATGGTGATAGTTTAGGAATGAGTGCTACTACTGGATACGGTCCTGATGTTGCCAAGGACGGAAGCAGTTGGGCATTTACTGCAATATGGGCCGCCGGTAGTGGCGGAGATGGCGGAGCACATTTTGCAACCGCAACAGGATAAAATTTAAGGAATAATATTATGGCAACTTGGCCCTCAGCATCAAAAGCATCTACAACAAATTTAGACAGCGGCACAGATAGTCCCGCATCAGCAAGAGCAGATTTAAAAACCAATGTTGATAATGTCAATAGCATTATTGATATGTTTAACATTACCAGTCCTGCAGATAACCAAATTTTACAATATAGTTCTGCTAACTCTAGATTTGAAATGGCAACGCCGTCAAGTGGTGGAGGTGCTTGTTTGTATGCGTTTGGTGCTGGAGGAAACTCGGGTAGTGTTGCCCACGGATCTTATTTCAGCGACTTTGATATAAGAAAAGATTATACCACTGATTATTCTATGGTAAATTTTACAGGCGGAGATAGAGGATTTGTTTTCAAATCCGCTGGACTTTATCGTATGGATGCTACAATGTGGCAAGGATGGAGCAATGGCACAGGAACTTACTTGGCGTTGAGAAATAACACCCAAGGCAATTTTGTTTCTTGGACTAATGGCAGTGAGTTGTATTGGGTTCATCCAACATCTGCACCGACTACTCCTAGATTTGATGCACAAGGAAACGATCATAGGAACTTCGAAATAACTTCAACTACTGATCAATATCAATGGGTTGTTCGAAATAGTTCAGGATCAACAAGAACCATCTATGCTCAAGGTGCTCTTATGCTTTATAGACAAGCCTAAGGATAATTTATGGCAGACTTATATTACATTGAAGAAGGTTATTATGATGCGGGATACTTTGTTTATACCGCAGATGCTGCCGCGGCTGTTTCATCTACCAGTTCCTTATCGGCAGTGGTTGGCAAAAACCAAAGCATTGATTTAGTTTCCTTTTCCTTTGCCACATTATCAGTCACACTAAACACAATTAAAGAAGGTGCCAGTGCAGTATCTAGTTCTAGTTCTATTACCGCAAATGCAGGTAAAATTATTGATGTTAATGATGCTTATCCTTACACTTGGGATAGTCTAACATCTTGGGAAAACTTTGTAAGCAATAATTGGCGTCCAAGTGGCATTATTGTTGTTTCTGCATTTAGTTTAACCGGCACGCTTGTTAGATTACCAATTCAAGGATTTGTTTCTTGTGATAGCCAATCAAGTTTATCAGTTAGTGCAGATAGATTAGCAGGCTTTGCCGGTGATTTAACATCAATAGTTAGTCAATCAATTAGTGTAGGAAAAATAACAACAGGTGTTAGTGATTTATCATTGGTAGTTAGTCAGGAAACTATAATTTCTAAGACTGCCGGAGCATCTAGCGAAATGTCTAGTTCTTTTACTCAGACAGCCACTATCAGTCATATTGAAGGTGCAGACTTATTTGCTTTTACAGAAGCAGCCATTAGCGTACAGGTTGATAGAATTCGTGATAACAATATTGCGGCTACCGCGGTATTTAATGTTGCCACTGATGCTACTAGAATTCAGCAAGGAGATAGCGACAGCGATGCAGTATTCACTGCCATTATTAATGGACTACGCAGCCGTGATGTCAATCTAGAGACGCAGGCTGCGTTTTCTTTTGCAGTCGCTGTTGATAAGATTAAGTCTGGTTCAGCGGCATTAGAATCAATTTCTATATTTGGATTAACATTAGGTACGCTTGTTCCTGCATCAGCAGACATTGCTGCCACAACTACACAATCTACAATAGGTTATGTAACCAGAACTACTTCTAGCAATTTAAACACCAATGCCAGTATTGATATTAGTATTAATAGAATACAATCTGCATCCATTAGTCTATCAAGCCAAGCAGACTTATCAGCGACTATCAGTCACATTGAAGGTGCTGATTTAAGTGCATTCAGTGATGCGGCATTGTCAGCACAAGTAGAAAGAACAAGAGACACTCAGGCACAACTGAATAGTAATTTTGATTTACAACCGACTGCCACTAGAATAAAACAATTACAATTAGACATTTCTAGTGAAGCCAACTTAAGTTCATTAGTAAATGCTTCTAGACAAGTTAGTGTATCAATACAATCTGCAGTTGAACTTAGTGCTACAATCAGTCATATTGAAGGTGCTGATTTAAGTGCATTTAGTAATGCGGCATTGTCAGCACAGGCAGAAAGAACAAGAGACAATCAATCACAAATTAATAGTTCCGTTAGTTTAGAATCTACTGCGGAAAGAATACAACAGGCACAAATTGATCTCGTTAGTCAAAGCAATGTATCTCTTACACTAATAAATGTTTCTAAGGAATTTAGTGTATTTGTAAATTCAACTTTTGAAGTTAATGCCACAATAAGTCATATTCACGGTGCTGACATTGAAGCCGAAAACTTCGCAAGCATATCAGCACAGGCACAGGCTACTTTAAATGGTGTTGTTGCCATTGACGCACAAGTAGATACCGTCATAGATGGTGATGCTGTCCGTGATGCAGTAATTACAGCAACCTCTGCATTTACAACCTCTGTTAATGCAAATATTTTCAAAGACATTCAAAGCAACCAACAGGCTGAATTTAGCAAAGTCATAAACGCTAACAAAGCCGTTAGTATCTCTCAGAACTTAACTTCAGGATTTGCAGTCTATTGCCAAATAACAAACTATCGTGGCATAGATATGTTTGCCTTTAGCAACAATGCCTTAACTATCCAGGCTGAAGTTATTGCCGGTGCTGTCTCTAATATAACTGCATCAGCAGAGATTAGCATTGCCGGATTGCTAACAAGAGATGCTGACAGCCAGTGCGAATTTAGTTTTGCACAAAGTCTAACTGCCAATAGATTAAGAGATGTCAATAGTCAGTGTGAATTTAATTTTGCACAAAGCCTAGATGCTAATAGAGTTAGAAATGGCGATAGCAGTCAGACCGTTTCTTCTACACTTGCCGCTGATTCAATAATAGTAAAAGATGCACACCTAACATCATTCGGTGTTGTTTCAATGACAACCTCTGCTAATGTTATTTGGGCAAGTAATTATTCTCAACAGACTGCTACATCAAGTATTGGTATATTGGCAGGCAAAATCAATACTGCATCCGCGACAATCTCAGCAGTATCAATACTAAAAGGTGCAGTGGATCGTGGCATTGTAATGCGTCCATTGTTTGGTTTAACTTCCACTCAAACTGCGGGCTCTGGCACTGGTAGAGCAGGCGATAGTATTGTTAATAATGCGTTATACATTACTAAATCGCAAGGAGGTAGTGCAGGTATTATTAGCACCTTACCTCAAACCAATGTCTTTACTATCTTAGATGCTTATAACGGCTTTTCTTATTCCGGACAATATGATGTCAGTATCAGATTTAAGATTAGAGTTCAGAACGCAACGGGTCTAGATAAATTTATCTATGCAGGCAATGTAAGTAGTGGTAATTATTGGGCTATTAGTTATGGAACTGGTGCTACTAGAGCATTTACTTTTACTTCATACGATACCGGTAGAGGTGTAAATCATACTCATAATTACACAAGCCCCACACAATCAACAAGCATTTATAATACTTGGTTAGACATTGAATTTTATTCTGCCAGTGCAAATCGTTCAGGACTTAGCGGAACTCAAAACTATTGTTATTTTGTAATTAATGGCGTATCCTCTGGAAGATTAACTTCAACATTTATTTCTAATGGTGGAGTTACTGAACAATTCTTTGGAACAAACTTACCGTCTGCTTCTTTGGTAATAAGAAATCCTACCATTGACAATCTTGTTGAAATAGATGATGTTCAAATCAACATCAAACAAAATCAAAACTACGGTAGTGCAACTGATAATCAATTTAGAAAAATATATCTACCATTCACTGGCAACTATTATGATTGGAACTCTGCTGTTCAGCAAAATGCTCAGTCAGCAATTACTTCACAGGCATCATTACAAGGCACAATAAGCGGCCCACAGAAAGCCACTGCTAACATTAGTTCCGCCACAAGTTTATCTGCAATAATTGGCAAACTACAAGACATCAATCTTGTTGCATTTGATGATGCAGAATTAACTGCGGCTGCAGGTAGAATACAACAAGGTGCTATTGCTATTCAATCTAATAGTAGCATTACCTGTGATGCCGCAAAGAAAATAGACAATAGTATTTCTAGTACAAGCAGTTTCAGTCAGTCTGCTAATTTAGACAGATTACGAAATGCTTCTATTGCTACAGAAAGTATCTTTAGCGAGTTAGTAGTAGGCGAACAAAATATTGGTGTTATTGCTCACCTTACAAATAGATTTAATACTGCTCGCCCATATGTTGATGATGGCTATGTTGGGGAAGGCTATGCTGAAGTATATGATACCACTGCGGTTAAGACTGCCAGTGGTGTTGCTAATCTAAATGTAAATGCCACTTTAACTGCATCAGCCACAACCGTTGCTGACTTTGCTTCATTGGTAATGTCTGCAGGCACAATGACGGTTAATGCTGTCAAGACTACTGACGCTCTAGCATCTAGTTCTATAGTTGGTAGTTTATCTACTGCGGCAATCAAGACAGCAGTATCACAACAAGCACTATCAGCAGTCTTCACCGCAAGTATTAAAGCAGACAAGAGTGGAGACATTGCTCTTTACGCATTTACTAATGCCACGCTTGATATTCAACCTACTTGGTATAGAAATACCAGTGCTGATTTAGACGCAACTGCTACATTCTATTTTGATAGCAGTGGTGCTTTGTTCCAACAAGGTAATGCCGCGGTTGTTGCCAATACTGCTGTCAATGTATCTGGCAATAGAATTAGATTTGGAGCAATTACCACCGAGGCAATTGCTTCCGAGTTAGTGGCAGTGGTTAAAACTACTGCAACTGATGTTGATATGGTTGTTAATTCCACATTAACCGTTGAAGCATCAAAATTCAAAATTATCTCTGTTGCAATCTCTGTATCAACAAGTCAATCTACCACTGCAATTAAAACAGCAAGGGGAACAAGTGCTATAACCAGTGCAATGACTTTTGCTGTCAGTTATAGAGATTTGCGTATTGATGAGATTGAATACAGAATACCTGCAGAAGGTTGGGCTTATAGCATTAACGGTGAAACTAGACTGCATTTAATAGTCGGTGAAACTAGACTGCGTAAGATAACGGAAGAAACGGCTATTAAACCAATAGCCAGCGAAACTCGCATACATATTATAGACTAAGGAGAAATACGATGGCAACAGCCCGTTCGGGTTTTGAACAAACCCTACAAGGATTAACAATCCAAAAAGATACAGAAGCACAACTAATCTACACCTTTGATTGGGTGGATTGGCTACCAGCAGGAGATAGTCTTTCAACTTCTACCTACACAATAACGGCTCGTGCCAACGACCCGGACCCATTGGTTATTCATAGCCAAGGTAAGGCTGGCACAAAAACCTTTGTGGAATTAAAAGAGGGACAAGAAGGTAAAATATATACCGTCACTTGTGCCATAGTGACTGCTAACGGTTTAAAAGATCGTAGAAACTTCCGTGTGAAAGTATTGGCAAGGAGTGCATAATGAGCGACTTGGCTGAAATTTCAGATATTGAAAACGAAAGTCTGCCTGCTCATACTGCCATCTGTGCCCAAAGGTATAAGCAATTGGATTTGAGATTGATTACATTAGAAAACAAAATGGATGCTGTTCAAAAAGATATACTTGAAGGACAGAAGTCATTGAAGGCTACAATCATAACTTCTACTGCTACCATTGTGGCAAGTTTGTTAGGTGTGGTTGCAACCATTTTAATGAAGTTCTAAAAACACATACTATAAGTATGTGATGAACGATGAAGAATTTAAGAAAAGGTTAAGCGAGGTAGCGGAATGGACTATTCCCGATACCCCACGAGAAACCAGTCTCAATGCCAAGAAGAAACGAGGACGAAAATCCGCCGAGGAGAAATATCAAGATGAACACGAAGAAATCTTTATGGAGTTATTTGAAGGGACTAATCCAACCTACGCCCCACTCCTTACCAGAATTAAACACGCCACAACAACCTGCGAGTGTGGAAGAGTCTGCACCAGTGGCTGTGAAAAAGAAGCGAAGTTATGTCAAACGCAAAAAGGCCCCCTCTGGCGATGGAAATGCAAAACCTGTGGAATGACACAGGATCCCTATACCGGTGAATACACACTCAACAGCCAAAAGGCAAGCATAGTTTGGAATAGTTTCTTGCGTGAATCAAAAGGTTGTTATGCCAGCAAAGGCAATCTTGTAAAAGATGCAATAACAATCAGAAAATACCCTGATACAATGAGAGAAGACTAAATAATATTAGCAGGGACAGATTCCGTTATATTCTACCTGGATATTGGTTAGTGCTGTCACACTTAAAGTAGTTTCTTATTGCCATTAGAAACGAGCCCTGTTAGAAACCCAGTCTTTACTGGGTTTCGTCTTTTATTAGAACCACATTTACCCCCGTTATTTTAAGTCATTGCTAAATAAGTTTGACAGGCAAATAATCAATCATCATTGGCAATTTCAATTTAGGCATCATCATCTAACACATAAGGTTGGCCCGCCGGTTATAATCGGGCTGTGGAAAAACCAGGGAATAACTGGACACGAGACATATTGAGGCACCCCCGTTGCTTAGGCAACTATCCTGAAAAATTGGAAGTGGGTTTGAGGTTGAAAACAAAGATAACCAACGCATTGATATAGTATGAATGTTAGCATACGACAACACCGTGCTATAAACATCTAAACATTAGGAACGAGGTTTAGAACGCACAAGCGTATCGTGGCAGGAAGGAAAAGCACAGAGTCCTTTAGCAATACGGTGTATAATAAAATACCTGCTTCCATAAGTCTTGGCTGGGGCAACTCACATAAAGATAGACGGTGCCGAGCAAAACGGTTCCGTCTGACTGAAACAATCTACATAAAGTTTCTCATACATAATGTCTCTTAAATAAAAAGAAAGCGAAGCGACATACGAGTGAGCGGAAGCGAAATGAGTTGATGTCTTTAGACATCATTAATAGTAAGGAACATATGACTTGGACTTATAACAACAAACCTCTTAATGAACTTCCCGATGATGTTATCGGTTTTGTGTATCTGATTACTAATACCACGAATGGAAAGAAATACATAGGAAAGAAGTTAGCCAAGTTCTCTAAGACACGATACAAGATGCACACACAGAAGAATGGTAAGAAGGTTAAGAAGAAGATTCGTTCATATGTGGATAGTGATTGGCTAACATACTATGGATCAAGTCTAGCCCTGAGTGCTGATGTTCTCGCTCTCGGAAATCACTTGTTTTCACGAGAGATATTGCGTATGTGCTATTCCAAAGCGGAATGCTCATACTACGAAGCCAAAGAGCAGTTTTACAATGGCGTTTTGGAGACTTCGGATTGGTATAATGCCCAAATTAGTGTGCGAGTGCATAAGAAGAACATTTTGGACAAATTCTAGATTGACTCATTAACCACTCGGTGCTATACTATGTGTATGGTGTTATTTTACACTGACATTTAGGTAGAACTAAAATGAAATCCAAAATGAAAATGCTGAAACTTAAAATCAGCACCAAACCATATTACAATGCCGAACGCTGGGATCATACCGAGATTGATTCAACTCCATATTTGGACTACGATTTCAATACAGGCAATCGATGGAAGGCAAACGACCCTCGATTAAGCGACAAAATGGCAGTAGCCCGATTTAGGAACACTTATTGGGAACGCACTACTATTGACCCAAGCCAAAACAAGTATCATTATATTGGCAAGCGTCGTGTTATAAATTGCGGGCGTATGACTAATAATCTTGCATTGTATGAGGACGAACTTGAGCGTGAAATCCAAAAAGCCATTACTAAAGTTAATCAGCGTTTCATATCTAAATACGAGCAAGATTTTGAAAGCCACTTTGCCGACGATTTGGTAAAGTTCCTTAAAAGCAAGGAGACAGCAGAATGACACAAATTGACGACATTGTGGTTTTGGACGACAACGAGACTTGGACCAGTTTTGGTGAAAGTTATGTTATGATTGGTGCCACTACAGAAGACAATGAGTCTTTTGTGCCTGACAGCGGCGAAGTTATTTCAATCCGTGAATTGGTAGCATTTTGGCAAGAGGGACACAAATGAACTCAAACGAAACTCTGTTGGAACAAATCCGCCGACTCAACGAGCAAGAAGCAGTCAAACACGAACTCCGGAGACTAGAGGCACTAAATAGAATACGAGAGTTAAGAAACGCTCAACGAGAACAACAAGAACGCCACCGGGAGAAAATGTAATGGCTTTAGTATTTCAAGAACAATATAACAACGACAATCTAGTAGCACAAGTATTCAAATATGCCAATGGCAATGGATATTGTGTTCAATATCTCAGTGAAGACAGCACAATGACAGAAGCACACTTTACCAACGAAGAAGACGCAATTATTGCTGCCAAAATTTTTACATCAACCGAGTGACTCCGGTTGTGACAGCGGGCTGGGGGACTAAACCCTTGTTCTACCACTTGTCCCCGTAGTGGCCCGCGAAACGGGGACATTAACGAAAGAAATGGCAAAATGAAAATTCTAATACTCCTGTCTAGCCTAGTTCTTACAGGCTGTGGCACTTACGGCGAACCCTTGATACTTGCACGAATGTATGATGCACAGGATCCTTGCCAAATTAAGAACAACGGCGGAAACTTTCCCTCTTGGTGCGGAGCAGGTAGTGGTAGAACCACAATATACTCCAACAAAGGAGCACCCCTTGGTTATATCAAGAAATAAACTTCGCAGTTGGATCAATCGTTGGAGGACTCGTCCCGAACTGGGATTAAGTCCTTTTTTTATTGACTACCTTAGAAGTAAAGAAAGAGTTAAATGCAAGCCAGATTAACCCTCTTATTTACGGTATAGAATAAATAAACATATGCCAAGACAAGGACCAAGACCGCATTGTTGGAAAGTACAGGGTGAGATTCCTCACAAGCAGTATCTCGCCTGGTTGCAGATGAAAGCACAAGCCAGTTATCGTAAAGAATTATGGATGCTGAGTTTTGAAGACTTTCAACGGCTTTGGTTAGATTTATGGGATAGGAAAGGCAGGGGTATTGATGACTACTGCCTTACTAGAGAGGACCCAGCAGGTGCTTGGGTTATGGGCAATGTGTCGTGTCTTCCTAGGCACGAACACTTAAAACGAAGTGGCAGATATAAAGCGGAGAAACGGAAAAATGGCAACCAGAGTAATAAAATACATACCTAAAAACACAGGTGCAGGCACTGAATATCGCGAATGTGATCCAGATGACTTGGCTTGGATACAGACCCAATTGGTGCGTTATGTAGCAGTAATGGGCGAACTGGATCAGAATCGCGATGACGATTCTAAGTGGGTTAGAGATCAGTGGTGGCACAAGCGTACTGATAAAGTTCATAAAGGACAACTAGGACAGAACACTCCTTGTTCAATCATTAGTGGTATGATTAACAATATGATGTTCAAGAATCCCCCACAAAGAGATTTGACTAACAAGCAGATGGAAGACATTGAATATGTCAGTGCCATAATGGGCAACTGCTACGAGGGCCTACAACCCATTAGATTTCAGATTGGATTTGGCACCTAATGGCTTACACTCTACATCAACAAGACTGCCTTGAATGGATGCGGACACAGGCAGATGACACAATAGACATCCTAGTGTCAAGTCCGCCTTATAACATCGGCATTTCATACAACACCTATGGTGATAAAATGACTGCCCAAGATTATCTAGACTGGCAAAAGCAAATCTGGACAGAAGCCTGTCGCATACTTAAACCCGACGGACACTTGTTCTTGAACATAGGACCCACAAGAAAAGATCCTTTACTACCGTTTCGTGTAGCAGACACAATACCTTGGAAGATACAAAATAGCATAGTATGGAGCAAGTGTATTGAAATTGACGGCTATGTTAGAGGACACGGAGTGGTTACTGCAAGTAAAAAGTATCTGCCTAACGGACACGAAATGGTGTTTCACTTTACCAAAGACGGCAAGACTGACATAGACATACAGGCAAGTGCCGTTCCTTATCAACCTGCTTGGGCCGCTGACAACACCAAACGCACAGGACGAAATTGGCGTCCTACCGTGAATAATTGGCACATACCATATGAAACCGTGGGCAGTTGGGGACAAGCCAGTGCCAACCTCAAAGGCACCGTTAAACATCCAGCAATTTTTCCTAGAGAACTTGTGCGTCATTGCCTAAATGTTGCAGGAGCACAACCAGGTGATATTGTGTTTGATCCTTTTGCAGGCAGTGGAACCACATTGGCAGTGGCTAAAGAAATGGGCATTGATTCAATTGGTTGTGAAATAGATCCCGCTTATGCGGCTTTTATTCACCAACGACTTAAATAATTATATGGATGATATGTTTAACACTGGTTGGGACCCACATCAAGCACTGCTACAATGCGAGCAGAACATCTTACAATGTGCAGGTGCAATCAATCACGGCACTGAGATTATGAAGGATCTTGCTGCCAAATACAATCATCAACAATTAATCATTGAACAACTGCAATTCAACAATCGCAAACTGCAACAGATAGTTGATAGTCTAAGACACGAGGTAGTTCAGCAAGGTGCTAGACTAGAATTGTATAAAATGCAAACACCGCAATAAGCCCGTTTTAGTCGGGCTTTTTTTTCGTCTGCTATAAATACGAGTATGAACGAAACACACGACAGCGGAGCCGTCTCCTTAAAACCCACTAACAAACAACTCACAGAAGGAACCGTTCTGGGCTATCCCATTGGCAGAGACAAGAAGATAGTGCCTCCAGAAGAGGTGCAAAAACTTGCAGCCTTGGGGTGCAGTAATAGAGATATTGCCAACTTCTTTGGCATTGAAGAAAGCAATGTTTCCCGACATTTTGCCGCCTTTATTACAAAAGGGCGTGAGGAGGTAAAGATAGCCTTACGCCGTGCAATGCTGGACAATGCCTGCCGTAATCACAATGCCGCTGTGCAAATCTTCCTAGCCAAGAATATGCTGGGTATGAGCGATGTGCCTATTAATACTGAAGACAAGAAACCCCTACCGTGGAGTGATGACGAGTGATATCAGTGCCCGCATTTACTCTTCTTTGCCTTTGCATTGGTTGCCTTTGTTTGTTAGCAATCTATAAGGGCTGGTAATGCCCTTAAGCCTTGCACAAGATGCGGTAGCCAAAAGTAAGACACGATTCAGAGTTGTAGTAGCGGGTCGTCGCTTCGGAAAAACGCATCTGAGTATCAGAGAGTTATGCTACCACGCTAAAGAACCAGACAAGGATGTTTGGTATGTTGCCCCTACCTACAAGATGGCACGACAAATTGTATGGAAGAAACTCAAGAATAAATTAAATGACTTACATTGGATAGCAAAGACAAATGAAACAGAACTCACAATTACCCTTATCAACGGCAGTACTATCGCTCTTAAAGGTGCTGATAACTATGACAGCCTTAGGGGTGTGGGCCTTGATTTTATTGTGCTTGACGAGTTTGCTGATATATCCCCTGACGCTTGGTATGAAACTCTTCGCCCCACGCTGTCAGACAAAGGTGGCAAAGCCCTCTTCATCGGAACGCCAAAAGGCATTGGTAATTGGGCTTATGAAATCTATCAGAACTCACAAGACGACAAAGACAACTGGCAATCATTCTCATACACTACACTAGAAGGTGGCAATGTTCCTGAAGAGGAGATTGCACAAGCCCGCAAGGATCTTGATGAACGCACCTTCCGCCAAGAGTATATGGCAACCTTTGAGACATTCTCGGGCCGCATATACTACGCATTTGATAGAGCGGCTAATGTAGTTAAATATGAAGGTAATACTCCTGAAGCAGTCTATGTGGGTATGGACTTTAACATAGACCCAATGTCAGCAGTGGTTGCTACCAGACACGGTGATACCTTACATATCATAGATGAAGTGAGGTTGTTTAGTTCTAATACACAAGAGATGATTGATGAACTGAAACAACGCTTCTCCAAAACCAAGATTTGGGTTTATCCTGATCCTGCTGGCAATCAACGCAAGACAAGTGCCGGTGGAGCCACTGACATTATGTTGTTGAGCAATGCAGGTTTTGTTGTTAAAGCCCCTAGAAGCCATTCACCAGTCAGGGATAGAATAAACGCTGTGAATAGTCGTTTGTGTTCATCTACGGGTATTAGACACTTGATTGTGGATCCTAAGTGTAAATACACTATAGAGGGTTTAGAGCGTCAAACCTATAAAGAAGGCAGTAGCCAACCAGATAAAGATTCTGGTTACGATCATATGAATGACGCATTGGGTTATATGGTTGATTACTTATTCCCAGTGCGTAGAGATATAGACCCTGAATTGCTGATACCACAGCGTTGGGGACACCGTGTGGTATAACAAGGAACAATTATGAATGTCATAGAAACGCTATCAAATGAAGTCGCACAATTAATAAGCGGCAATCAAATTTATCAATCCTATCAGGCAAGATGGAAATACCTATTAGAAAGTTATGTAGGCGGTGAAGAATATCGTCTAGCACAACATCTAACACGCTATCAACTAGAATCAGAAGCAGAATACATAGCCCGACTGAGATCAACACCCTTAGAGAATCATTGTGCTTCAGTGATAAGTGTTTATAACTCTTTTCTATTTCGTGAGGCACCTGACAGAGAGTTTGAGGGTATAGAATATATGCCAGAACTTGAAGACTTTCTCAATGATGCTGACTTAGATGGGCGTAGTCTTAATGCCTTTATGAAGGATGTAGCAACCTGGAGTTCAGTGTTTGGACACTCCTTTATTCTTGTTAGCAAGCCAGATGTTGGTGCTGTTACTCGTGCTGATGAAGTTGCTGCCGGCGTTCGCCCTTATGTTAGTCTATTAACTCCTATGGTTGTATTAGACTGGAAGTGGAATAGAGCACCTAATGGTAGATATCAGTTAGTCTATCTTAAGTATGTTGAAGATATCAACGGTGATGTTCGTGTAGTAAAAGAATGGACACCAGAAGAGATTATTACTTCCACGGTAGATATCAAGAAAGATACTATTGAAGAACAAATTATTGAAGTCAATGGGTTAGGTAAGATACCAGTTGTTATTGCCTACAACGGTAGAAGCATAGTAAGAGGTATTGGTGTTAGTGATATCACTGACATTGCCGACGCCCAACGCTTTATCTACAATGCCACCTGTGAGTGCGAACAAAGTATTAGATTGGATTCGCATCCAAGTCTTGTGAAGACTCCGGAGACACAAGCAGGCATTGGAGCAGGCAGCATCATCCATATGCCAGAAAACTTGGACTCTGGATTGAAGCCTTACCTACTTGAGTTTAGTGGTGCCTCAGTTGATAGTATCTATAAAGCAATTCAACACACAATTGAAGCCATTGACAAGATGGCAAACACAGGTGCAGTCCGTGCCACAGAAAGCCGCACAATGAGTGGTGTTGCAATGGAAACAGAATTCCAATTGCTCAACGCCCGCCTGTCAGAGAAAGCCGATAATCTAGAGTTAGCAGAAGAACAAATGTGGAGTCTATGGTGTGAATATATGGGCACCATTTGGGAAGGTAGTATTGACTATCCAGGTAGTTTCAACATCCGCGATACTGCTATGGAAATAACACAACTACAACAAGCCAAGTCGGCTGCTACTAATCCCAAAGTGTTCAACCTTATTGATGGTAAGATTGCAGAATTCTTGGGTGAAGATCCTGAAGTATTCTTTGCCGCTGATATGGTTGCTACTCAAGAAACATTACCAGCAGAGCCTGTGTTTGAAGCACACATTATGGTGGATCCAGCAACTGGAAAAGAATACATTGCCCGTACAGAACAAGAACATATGGACTATGCGGCTATGGGTTATATGCACGAAGATGAATACAAATAAGGAGACTACTATGGGAAGAGGTCGTGGAAAAGGCAAGAAGCCACCAAAGCGTTAATTGGTATGATTACTTTAAGAGCATCCGTGAGGAATGTCCTTGGAGTTATGCCGCTTATCTAAAAGGTAAGATTGACATAAAAGATTATGAAGGTGTGAGATTACCACTTGGTGATTACTCCGCCCGTATGTATATCATAAACGCATCAGACGCTACGGTTGTTGCCATAGCCAATGGTTTAGATTATGAAGACAAAGATAATGAATGGTTGTATTCTTATCCAGGCTATGGTGAGTTTGCAACTCCTGTCAAAGTTCTAATACAACAAGACAGAAAGCAGTTAAACGAATTAAGAACCCGTTTATCAGTGTGATATTTAATCTATCATATAAATAAACATATTAAACACTCTCAAGGAGGCGATGTCACAATGTCAGACAATACATTGGCTACAAACGAACTAAACGACGCAACTGATGCGGCAATCTCAACAGATGGAAATCAGGCACAAGCGACTAAAACTTATAGTCAGGAAGAAGTAGATAATATGATGGCCCGTATGCGTGGCAGTCTTGAAAAGAAACTTCTTAAACCCTATGAAGACTTAGGGGATCCTACTGAACTACGCTCACTAAAGCAACAGGCTGAAGCGAAAGCACAAGCAGATGCAATTAAGCGTGGCGAGTTTGAAAAGACACTACAAGAATTAGCCGCTAAAAAGGATGCTGAAATCCAGAAAAGAGATAGCGTTATTAAAGAATACAAAGTTAATACACCTTTGTTATCAGCCGCGGCACAATATCGTGCTGTCAATGCTGAACAAGTAAAGGCATTACTTTCTAATAATGTAAGATTAAACGCTGAAGGTGAAGTTGAAGTAGTTGATGCTACCGGTGCCGTTAGATATAACGACAAAGGTGAAGCAGTTGGTGTAAATGATTTAGTAAAAGAGTTTCTTGATGCTAATCCTCATTTTGTATCTCCAACTCCAGCAACAACTAACAGCAAATCTGCTCACACTAATACTCCAAGTAATGGTGTTGATATCTCCAAGTTGGATATGAAGAATCCTGAACATAGAAAACTTTACGCCACGGCACAAGCCAAGGCTACAAATAGACCATAACATCAAGGAGATTATTAAATGGCTAACAATACCACAATCAACAGCGAGTTGTTTCAACAACTGCTTGTTCAATCTCAATACGCATTGTATGAGAATAGTATCGCTCGTAGCGTTACAACCGTGTTTGACTATCCAGTCGGTGCGGGTAAAGTAGTTTCAGTTCCTATCTGGGCTGGCATTACTTCAAGCAAGCCAGGTGAAGGCGTTGCTCCATCAGCAGCCGACACAAACACAAACAGCAAAACTATCACTCTTGCTGAACATTGCGTTTTCGCAGAAGTTACAGACTTCTTGCGTGACTCTGCTCAAGAATCTGTTATCACAGGTTTAGCAAATCAGTCTGGTTTAGCACTTGCAGAAGGCTTGGACAAAGAACTAATGGCTTTGTTCTTAGATGCGGCAGTTACTCAAGAAGTTGGAACTGCTAACACAGACAACGCTGTGACTGACATTATGAAAGCGGCAGCAAGAATCCGTGCTAACAAATACACAGGTCCTCTATACGCTATTCTACACCCTAACCAAGCATACGGCATCAAGGCTGCTTTAACAGGCACAGCCGCTCTTGCTAACACAAATGTTCAAAACCGTGCGTTAGATCAGTTCTTCGTTGGAACTATCGCTGGCGTTCAAGTTTTTGAATCTGCATTGGTAACCGTTGATGGTTCCAGCGATGCTTCTGGTTGCGTATTTGCTCCAGGTGCATTCGGTATTGCTCAACGCGGTGGTGTAACAATGGAAGAACAGCGTAATGCAGCCAAGCGTTCTACTGATTTGGTAATGACGGTAGTTGCTGGTGCTGGTGTTCTGCGTCCAGAGTTAGCAGTCCGTATATACGGCGACGCAACTCTATAATTGGGAGAATAGAATGGCTTTCATAACTGAATCCGGAACCGTAATAAGTTTCGCAGAGTTTCAAGATGTTGTCAATAAGGATCAACGCCTCTTTGACGCAAATGAAGGCCTCTCTGATGATATCATTGAGCAACAATTGATTAGAGCAACAGAGCGTATTCTCACAAAGTTACGCTCTAGTGCTTGGTGGAAGAGTTACTATATCAATCGTGACACTTCCATCGTCTATAAAACGGTTGCTGATATTCCTGTAGTAAATCCTAATAAAATTAAGTCTAGGCTTAATGACTTTACAGATTTATGTGTGTATGTTGCAATGAGTGAGTTCGTCTTACCTAGCATCGCTGACTTCGGCAACGAAGACAACGCTGAAAGACAAAAGATGGGCTACTACTCTCAAAAGGCAGATACATTACTTGGTGAGTTAATCACCGCAGGAGATTGGTATGACTTTGACGGCAGTGGAACTATAAGTTCTGATGAGAAATCGCCAGGCTCATACAACCTAAAGAGAGTAAGATGAGAACAGAAGTCTTAGACTACATTAACTCATTGGCATTAGGAGGCTTTCTTCTAACCCAGGAATTACCTTGGGAAGCAGATGGAAGTCCTCTGTATGTCAAAAATCTTAAAAAGATTTATGTGGATGTTCCTGAGTATCAGAACGAACCCATTATACAAACTCTTAACGGTATCAATATCAACAATGAAATAACTATCATTAGAATCTATTTTGCTTGCGACGCGAAACAACTACCAACAAACTATGAAACACTAATATCAGATCTAAAGTTGGCGAAAGATATCACCAGCATTGATGGCATTCAACGCCGACAATGCGATATTGTAACCTCAATGGAAGGAGATGCATTAGTGTCGCAGTTAGAAATTAGATTTACCAAATTATCAACTTAAGGAGAATGCCACAATGGCTTACATTTACCCAGCACCAGGTGTAGGATCAGCACAAGCAACGCTGAAACTATTCCACACAACCAAGGCAGCAGATGCTACTGGTTTGGCTTTGGCTGCTATTCAAGATGTCACAATTAACAACGCTAATGATGTTTTTACTTGGACACAATTGGACAGCGGTTCTAAACTACAAATCGCAACAACTGCAACAAACTCACTATCTATGAACATCGTTCTAGATCAAAGTACTTTCTTCCCAGGAGCAAGTCCAACATCAACTGCGGCATCGCAGGGTGTGTTTGGTTTAAGTTCCAACAAGATTAAAGTGCAATTTGAACTATATATGGGCGATACAGATTCAGGTGGAGCAGGCAAGACAATCGGTGGCTTCGGCTATGTGACTGGCTTGGCACCAACCGTGTCTGCAGATAGTCCAGTATGGGTTTCACCTATCACTATCACGGTGACAGGCGACTTTACCGTAACCTAATCAATCCCTCGGGAGCGAAAGCGAAAGCGACTGAAAGGGGGCGTAAAAACCCCCTTTCTTTTATGCTCAACTAAA